GATCGAGCGCGCGGGTGTGCCGTCCGCTGATGCGGCGTCGATCGTGAATGATCCGGCGGCGAGTGTGAGCTTTTCAGTCATCGTTGACATCCTCTCGGATTGAGGTGGGCGTGTCCACGAGTGGTGTGTCCACCATCTCGTTGTCGCCGAGGTAATCGTCCAGGTCGAACTCGATGTGGCGACCGCGTGGGATCACGTTGTCGCCTGACAAAGTTTGTTCGATGCACTGGATATAGGGCTTCGCTCCGAATAAGTACAAGTCCTGGCGAGCCTGTAAGGCGTTCTGATACGTCATCCCAGTGCCGGTGGGTGCGCCGACAAGGTAGGGCGGAATGTTGGCAAGCCTGGCGAGCTCGAGGGCCTGATATTGGCGGGCCTCAACGAGCTGGAGTTTGCTGGGGTCGCTGGAAAACTCTTTCCATTCAACGAATTCGTTGAGGGCGCCGATCGCGTTGTTGCGTCGCGCGGCTGACCAGCCGGCCGCTAGTTCGCCGAGTTCCTCTGCGGTCATCGGTTCACCGCCACGTTGCTGCAGGTATCCGGCGGCGATTTCGGTGCTGGAAAATCGGCGGGCCGCGGCGTCGAGCTTGTAGGCGGTGTCCATGGCGATTTGGCCGGTGTAGATGATGCCCATGATCGGCGATAGGAACTGGATCAGGTTTTCGGTGGGCAGGTGGACGCCATTGAACTCAACTTGGTCGGACGGCTTGAACCACTGGGGCCCGCCTTGGTCGATCGTGTTGATGTTGGCGGCCGGTAGCCACTCGAATGATGCCGGGTATCCGGTCTGGTATCTCGAGGTGACGTACCAGAATGCGCGGCCGTACATGAGCAGGTCCGAGAAGGTGTTGGACATGATGAACGCGCGGGTGACCTGCGGATCAGGCCGGGTGAACCACGACTCGCCCTCGATGTAGACCTTCTCGTATTCCTGCTCGGTTGGATCCCACTGGAGCCGGTATTGGACGAGATCAAGCGAGCCGATCATGGAGGCGATTAGGTCTCGAGCACGCGAAATGGTCGGGAGCTGGAGGGCACGGAGTTCGGCATTGCCGATCGTGTAGGTCATCACCTGGGAAATGGCCTGTTGGGCGGCCGAGCCTGCGGCGGCTTTGATGTCGGCCGACCCGAAAGCGGGCGGTACGGAGCGTCGCAGTAGACCCATGACTGTGGGCGGAGTTTCCCACAGGCTGTGGATAGTTGTCTACGAGTGTCCCATCGCAAATGCAGGACGCTGTTTGGAAGCCGGTTTGGAGGCCATCGCCGCTGCCCAAATCATGCATCGGCACAGCTCAATCGGGCCCGGCGATTTCTGTGAGCTGACGACGGTAGTGGCTTGCGTCTTGACCAGGACGGCGCGCTGGACGTGCTCGGCCAGGGCGACCGAGCCGTCGTGCCACAACTTGCCCTCGGTAATCATCGACCGGACGACCGAGGTGTAGCGGGCGAGTTCGCCGTAGCCGACAGTCTCGGTCCGACGGCGTAGCGGTAGCGGGGTATGTATCTCGAGGCCGGGTGTGATCGCCAGGGTGACCTTGGGGTCGGCCATGACGCGTTCGATCTCGGCCCACATGGTGTCCTCTTTTTCGACCACGAATTCGACGTGGGCGACGACGCCGCCGTCGATCGGGACGCACCGAACGCCGACGTAGCGGGACTCGTCAAGGCTGGAGTCGACGGCCAGGACGCCTCCGGCCGGAACGTCCACGTCGACTCGCCGGTTGGTCCACAGTCCCACGGGCAACCAGGACTTGGCGGCGCTAACCCATAGGTTCAGGTGGGCGCGCAGGAATGCGGCCTGGTCGCCACCGTCGGCCTGCGCCTCGAGCGCCTCCCAGGTGATCGTGGTGCCGAGCGCTGGGTTGGCCCACGGCCAGTAGCGCCGGTCGCCCGGGTCAACCTCGGGCATGGACCATTCGGCGAAGTAGAGGCGGGAAAGTCGGCCGGCGTCGATCGCGTTGATCGCCTGCTCGCGTAGCCGGATCATCGTGGCCGAGCCCTCATCACCAGCGGTCGACCACATGGACAGCAACGGGTTTCGGCGGGCGATCATGGACGGCCGCAGCGCGTCGAACACCACAGACGGGGCGATGTCCCACACCTCGTCAATCAGGATCAGGTCGAGCGTGAGGCCGTGAACGTTGTCCTTGGCGGCGACGACCTTGATAGTCGACTGATCCGGCATGGTGCACTGGAAATGGCCGGACGTCCACTTGGCCTCGGCCGCGTGGTGCACCTCAAGGTACTGGACGATCTCGCGGTACATCGGGATCGACCGGTCCAACTTGTTGGCCACCAAGAGCACGTTCTGTGGCTGGCCTCGACGGCGGGCCTCCTCCACTAGCCACCACGCCGCCAGCGACTTGAGGGCGAAGCTTTTGCCGTTCTGTCGGGCCGTCGATACCAGCGCCTCACGAAACAGGAGATCGCCGTTTGCGTCCAGGGCCAACTGGTCGGTGATCGCCCGCTCCTGCCATGGCATCAAGTCGATGCCCATCCTTGAGCGCGCAAACTCGGCTTGGGCAGGGCCAAGACTCGCAACCGCATTGACCGGCGTGACCAGCCTCGGCTCAATCCGCCCGGAAAGGGCCCTGTAGTCCTCTGTGAGCCCCGATCCTTCCGCATCTGGGTCCTTACCGCAGATTGAGGAATGGGGGCTCGGGGTGTTCGTTTGGTGATCCAAAAACTTTTTGGGCTTCTTGAGGGCCGTGTTGCGCTGTTGGATTCGGTTGGCGGTCTTGCGGTTGACGTGCCTGGCTCCTCGAGATGCGTTGCACTTGGCGCATGAGGGCACGAGGTTGTCCAGGCTGTGGTCACCGCCGCGGTCGAGCTCAATGAGGTGGTCGGCTTGGGTTGCTTTGGCTTTGCCGCACCAGTGACAGTCAGGGTCGCCGGCCAGGATGGATCGCCGGTTGCGTTGGTACTCGGGGTCTTTGTATCCGGCCATCTGTGGAAATCCTCTTTGAGTTAGAACCAATGCTATTAGTTTCAGTATTTACTCTGTCAGTACTTACTAAACGTGCGGGAAAACCGAACGTCGGAAAACCTGACTTCGGCTGTGGATAACTTCAGGACTTATCCACACCTTTATCCACAGGCTGTGGTTGGTCGAACACGACCGTGTGCATGGTCCATTGGCCCGATGGGTTCTGCTTTCGAATGCGCTTGACGTAGCCTGCGCGCTCGAGCTCTTGCAGGCCTGACCGCACCGCATGGATACCCTCGGGCGACACGCTGGCCAGGTGCGCTGTGGAGGTGCGCCAATGGTCAGGCTTGGACAGCAGGTAGATCAAGATGCCGCGAGCCTTCCACGACAGTGCCTCGTTCTCGATCAAGCTGTTGTGAACCACGCTGTAGTTCAGGTGAGGGCGAGCGCTACGAACGATCACTTGTCACGCTCCCAGGCGAGGCGCACCATCCAGCCCAAGGCCAGGCCGGAGATGAACATGAACAGCAGCTCGATTCGTTCGGTCCAGTGCTCCGAAATGACGACTTCAGCGATCACAGTTCGCCCTCCTCCATGCGTCGAATGCGCTCGACGTTGCGGGCGATACGCGCCTTCAGGTTGCTGTTGTCGACCTCAAGCCGGTTGACCGCAACCACAAGGCCCTGGTTCATCAAGACGACCTCGTCGTACTGCGTGCAGCGAAACGCGAGCTGGTCACGGAGCCGCTGGTTCTCAACCTCAAGGTCGTGCACCTTGTGCTTGAGATGGTCAATCTGCGTGGTCGCGATCTCCATTGTGCGGGTCGCCTCGGCGAGCTGTCGGAGCAAATGTTCCATGTAGTCAATCCCTTTCACTGAGTCGATCCTTGATGATCTGAATGTCTCGAGGTCGCCAAATGTGAACCTCTTGCCCGGCTTCGCGTAGTGCGGCGATCCAGGCGTCTTGGCCTGGGCTGGTGCGTCCGATCGCGCTCTTGAGCTCTACGAAAATGGTGTGGTGGCCCTTGACGAGCACCAGGTCGGGAAAGCCTGCGTCGCCTTGGATCGGTGTGGCCCATCGGCCTGAGGGCATTTGTGCCGGGCGGGTGTGGTGGACTAGCCAGCCGTACAGGCGGGCTAGTTCAACGACGGCGTTTTGCAGGGCTTTCTCGTTGATCTTGAAAATCTTGCCAATGTCATCGCTGGGCATTCAGTTCCTCCAGGTCAATTAGCAGTTTCCAGCCAATGACATACGCGTCCCAGTCATGCCGATAATGGCCATAGTCGACAATAAAGCCGAGGGTGGTGTATCCGACGAGGCGCACGTTTTTGTTGTTCGGCGATGCCCAGGCCAGGACATAAATGCGGTCAGGTTTGTATTTGAACTGCGCCGATGATTTGACGGTCATGTCCAGGCCGATCGTGTGCAACCTTCGGGTACGGACCTCACAGTTCCCGACGTCGTAGCCCTGCTCGTCGTAATCGGCTCCTTTGGAGGCGACCCACGGGAGACCGGACCATTTCGCGAACGCCATTTCGCCCATGACGCCGATCATGTCGTTGTCGATCGACTGGTTCTGTGGGCCGTTGCTGGTGGCGCCTCGAGCACGGATCGCCGCCTGACGAGCCTCGGCCTCGGCTCGGGCCGTAGCCATTTCGCCGGGTGTCAGGCCGATTACCTTGGTGCGGGGCATCGGGAGGATGGTGCCCATCAGAACGGGTCCTCCGGCGCGGCCTTCATCTCGTCAAGTTGCTGTTGAGCTTTCTTGAGCGTGTCGATCAGGCTGGACGCTTCCCGCTTGTTCCGCGGGGTCGGGCCCGTGTACTTCAGGGCCTGGAGCATTCGTAGTTGGGCCTGTGACGGGCCGTCGCCGGATTGTGGGACAGCGGAGCCGACCGGGGCTCTGCGTGGCTCTTGCGGGCTCGTAGGGCCCTCTCCGTCGGTTCTGCGGGCCTGAACCTCGTTTGCTGATGCGATCGACGATTGAATACCGATGCCCATGTAGCCAAGAGCGCGGCCAAGGGCCGAGGTGAAACCGACCATGAGCTCGCTGTTCCGCGTGTATGGGGTCACGCCGGGCAATGGTTCCCAGGCCGACGCAATCGACGGGATCGGGTCGTCGGCCGACCGCCAAGCGGTGACGGTGCAGACGAGGTAGAGCTTGTCGCCGACCTCAAGCAGTTCGCGCCCGGTTTCCTGCACCCGTAGGTCAGGCCACTTGTCGAGGGCGAGTTTCAGTCGCGTGGCGACATCCACATAGTTGGATAGGTCCATTGGTTTCCTCCTGTCGGTGAGGTGTTACTGGCTGTTTATCACACGGGTGCGCGCAAGTTTCCATCTTTCCGTTTCTGTTGTGCCGCCGTAGATGCCTGGGAGCATGATGTACCGGCCGCGTACGAACGTGAGGGCGTACTCGAGACAGTCGGTTTGGACGGGGCAGGTGGCACAGATCGCTTTGGCTTGCTTGATCTGTTGGGCCATGCGCGGGCCCGGTAGTGGGAAGAAGGTTTCGATCGGGAGCTCGAGGCAGGCGGCTCGGTCCTGCCAGGTCAGGCTCCGCTGTACGTTGTCCACGGCAGGAATCCGTCACCATTCCGATCAAGGCTGTACAGGTAGATCGCCAGTGCGGCGCGCAGGTTGGTGGCCGGGTCGAACAGGCTGTCGCAATCGGCCACCAGGCCGCGTTCCTGTAACCAACCAGCCTGGCTGTACTTGGACGGCTTGCACCAGTAGCGGTTGATTTGCATTAGGCCGTGGTCGGCGCCGGAATCGGCGTCGGGATGACAGCGGGATTCGCGCCACATGATGGTCAGGCCGGTGGCGAGGATGTCAGGGTCGCGGGGCCAGCCGGCCTTGAGCATGGCTGGGAGCCATTCGTAGCAAACGTGGTCGACCGGGACCGGCGGGTATGGCTCCGTGGTGGTCGTCGGCACGGTAGTAGCTATGGATGTTGTAGAGCTGCTGGAAGTTGTTGAGGCGGGTGCCAAGGTCGTGACCGCGGTCGTGGAAGCCTGGAAGGCTTTCTCAAGCTGTGGGTCGGGGCCGGTGTCCCATAACGCGCCGAGGGCTAAGCCGGAAATAGCGAGGCCAAGGGCCAAGCGGTTGAGGTTCATTGTTGCTCCTGTCTGTCGGGTCCAGGTGTGGGCCTGGGTCTACCGAATCAGTCGGGCAGTGTCAATCTTTGGCTTTCTTGCCGATGATCGGCTCGACCGGCTGGCCCTGCTTGGCGGCGATGCCGTTGCCGATTGCGTAACCGATGATCGCGCTGACGAGGCCGATACCGGCGTCCTGGCTGATCGAGTCGGTGACCATAAGGATCGTGATGCAGATCAGGCCGACAAGGGCGATCAATGCTTTCGACGGGTTGGTGATGTTCACTTGGGCTCCAGGGCTTTCGCAATGTCATTAAGGATTGCGGTGAACGTGGCGTCCACCCTGTCGGGGCTGGATGCCATCGTAGGGCTTATCTCGTAGTGAGTCCACTGGCCTCCCTTACCGATCGTCGGTTTGGAATAGACGCGCCAGCCGGAGAGCTTGCCACCAACGTCGCGGTTACAGCGGTACGCGGCGCCGAATCCGCGGGTAGCGATCCAGTAGCCCTTGTAGTCGTGGATTGCCTCAATCTCAAGCCGGTCACGAAAACCATACAGGAAATCGATTGCTTCCTTGATTTGCTTGGGAGTGCCGCCGAGGTCGCAAGCGCGGCCGGTCGCATGAACCGACAAGCCGGTCCCACCACGAACAGGCCGGTTGGCGTAAATGCCCAACGACTTCATCCCGAACAAGAACACCATCAGGTCTTGGAACCGTTTGGTTCCTGCTCGAGCACTCTTGGCTGGGTCGGTGGCGCCGGTGTATGGCCTCATTCAGCGACCCACTTTTGGTTATCTTCGTCCCAAACGTAAATTCCGCCGTCAGTCGGGTATGGCGTGGGCGGTTCCCACAAGCAGGTTTGTTCGTTCAATGTCCATGACGGATAGGGCTGCGGCGGGATGAATGCGTCGCGGGTTTCGTCATAGGCGTAGCCAAGACCGGCGTAGTTCTTCCGAAAAGCTTTCGATTGGTCGTCCGAAGGTAGACCGGTTTTAGCGTCGTAATGGACGCCACCTTTTGTGTTGTAGGACGTTTGCACGTAGCGGTCGCCGGTGCGTGCACATAATTCGGCTTCCTTGCCGTCGTCCTCCTGACGGCCGACGGTCACAAACACCACAACATTATTTTCGTCAAGTTTGGCAAAGTGGCTCATGAGAAAGTCACCGTTTCACTTGTGGTTGATGTGGCGGTAATTGTGTAAACCTTGTCAGTGCCGACCGTCGTTGATGTTTGTGTAACACCGCCGGAAAATGTGGCTGTGTAAGCGCTTGGAATGCGAAGGATCACAATGCCTGAACCACCGTTTTTGCCGGTGGCAGACCCCTGTGCAGTCCCAGCGGTTCCGGCTCCGCCACCGCCACCGCCGCGATTGGCTGTGCCGGCCGTTCCGCCAGTTCCGTCTTTGACTCCGTCGCCACCACCACCAGCACCACCAAGACCACCTAAATACGCTGTGCCACCGGATTGGGCGCCTCCACCTCCGCCACCGGCATAGGTGACGCTCGAGCCGCTAATACTTGAGGCGGTACCGGCACCTCCGGCACCTGCGCGGCTTGATGTTGTTGTTCCGGCGTTGCCTCCCACAGCTGACGATCCGCCACCACCACCACCGCCAAACGGGAGGCCGGGTGTGCCGGAGTTGTAGCCGTTGCCGCCGTTGTTTCCTTGGCCTGATGTTCCGGTGCCTGGCGATGAGCTGTGCGAGGCTCCGCCGCCTGATCCGCCGCTGTTGCCGTTGACCGTGATAAGGGATGCGTTTCGGCCTCCGCCGTAGCCACCGCCGGTCGCGGTGTACGAATGAAAGACCGAGTTGTTGCCGTTGCTGTAGACAGAGCTACCGCCAGCGCCGACGGTAACAGTCAACGCTGTCGCCAGGGGTGGCGTGACAGTGTCGGTGAGCAGGCCGCCTGCTCCACCGCCACCAGCCGAACGGTCTGTGGTGTCGCTTCCGCCTCCACCGCCAGCCACAACGAGGTATTGGACGGTGAACGGTACGGCGGAATTCGTCGCTGCGAGTTTGGCAAAAATCATGCGGTTAGGTTCCCGAATGCGACCCATTCATCGGTGCCGACCTTGAGCAAACCGGCGACGGCATATTGGCCAAACAGTTTCAGTTTGGTTCCTTGTGACCGGATGGTGACTCCGGCGCCGCCGATCGTGACCTGCCCTGCCCCGCCCTGATAAAGCAGGATTTGGGTGCCAAGCGGGAAAGCGGTTGTCGCGTTTGTTGGGATGGTCAGGGTGATTGCGGAGCCGTTGGTCAGGCTGACGACCTTAGCGACGTCGGTGAGGGCGAGCGTGTAAGTCGTGCCGGTTTGGGCGTTGAACTGGCCAAATGCCAGGTCGTTGACGCCTTCGGTGATCGAGTTGACGTTAGCGGCGGTGAGCACGTCGCCGTCGACGTAAGCCTCGGAAAGCGGGTAGGTAGCCATGGGTGTCTCCTAAAGGGTGTTCGTGCCGAGAATACCGAATTCGGTGCTTCCCAGGATAAATGCGGTTGATAGTGGGTAGGCGGTGCTGAAGGTGGTGATCCAGCGTTCAGGTGTGATGTCGTGCGTGTGGCCCTGGATCGTGAGTCGGAGAGTGATGTCGGAACCGTTGGCCATTGTTTTGGTGACGATGATCGGGTCGCCGATCTCAAGGGCCAGGGCTGGGATGACGCGGTTCGATACGGAACTGATGTCGAGGGTGATGCTGTCGACTCGAACTCGAACTTCTTTCCGGTAGTTCAGGATCTGGTTGGCTCGTTGTAGGGCCAGGGTGTTGGTTTCCATCATGAGGCCGGATCGGCTGAAAGTGCGGAGGAAGTATTCGGTGATGGATGCCGAATCGGAGGCTGTTTGTGGTTGGCCGGACAGGCGGGTCAGGGTGACTTCATTGGCGAGTTCAGTGTCGTCGTATGAGATGTCGATTGCCTGGTATTGGATATTGGTGCCGTTGTCATCAAATTCGTAAGCGGTGCCGGCCGCTTTGATCGACAGGGTCGATCGGTCGTAGTAGGTGACCTTGCCTTGATGGTCAATGAATAGTGCGCCAAGATCGCTGTTTTCGATGGTTTGGAGGGCCTCAAGCACAGAGCGTTCGTCACCTGGGTCGCCCTCAAGCTCGGTGTCGCCTGTATCAATGTTTCGGACGGAGGCTGGCCAATCAATTTCGTCAAGGATCAAGTTCATTCGTTCGCCGGGCAGGTCCTTGTTGGCTTGGCCGGTGACGGTTGTGATGTTGGCTAGGGCTAAAAGTCGGAAGGCGTCGACGGCTCGGATCGTGACTAGGGCGTAGTCAACTGATGCGTCGACCCATTCGTAATCCCATGACCAAATGAAACCGGCGTAGAGCGGGTAGGCGACGTTTTGGTAGGTCGTGTAGATCTGTACCTGCCGCATCGGTTTGATTTCGGGGTAGTACGGCGAGCTCGTGTTGGCGGGGTTCCAGTCGCCGGTGAAATCTTGGAATTGGATGACGGCGTCGCCGGGCAGGTATTCCTCAAACATTCGGTCGCGGCCGTGTCGGAGGCTGATTTGGGTGACCAGGTTGGAAATGTCAATTTCTTGCACTGTTGATGGGGCTAGGACGTTTGTGCCGAGGATGCCATTTAGTGGGTCGCCGAGAATGAATGGGTCGCCAAATGACGCTCCGGTGCCAAGCCGGATTTGGACGACGGGCTGGCAGGGCAGGGTCATCGGTTGGTGTAGACGAGGCCAGCGCCGTTACGCTGGGCGTTGACGAGACCTTTACGGACAGTTTCGACTAGGTCGTTTTCGGCGATGACCGAGCCGGCCACGTTGATGTTCACGGCCGAGTAGGCGCCTGCAATTGGGCGGGTCGGGATTTTGGCCGGTGTCCGCATGGTCGGCGGTCGTACCTCGGACGGTGTTTCGCCGGGCCCGACCGGGATACCGGACACCGTGCCGACGATGACAGCTGTGGCGCCTGATCGGATGTTGTTGAGCAGGGCGATCGCTTCGTCGAATGCGCCGCGCTCAAGCAGTGCCACGATCTTGGTTTGCACATCGGGCGGAATGTTGCCGAGTGATTGGACGTAGTCGTAGATGTCGCCTGTCAGGTCGTTGATTGCGCCTTGGGCGCGGCGGGCGTCCTCGGCTGTGCCGGACACAAGCGCCTCATACGATGCTTTGTGTACATCGTCCAAGGCGTCAAGTACGTCGTTCCAGGCTTCCTGCTCAGACAGTGAGCCGAGAAGTTTTTGCCAGGCTTCGTCGGCCTCCTCGGTCGCTTGGGTTGTGTCATACAGCGCGGTGGCGAGTCGTTCGGCAGCTCGACGTGAGCTGTAATAAGCGCTCCACGAATCCTTGAGATGAGTGTTCAATTCCTCTTGGGTTTTCGCCATGTCGACCAAGTTTTCCAGCCCGCGACCGCCGATACCGGACATGAAATTAGAGATCGCACCGGCCGTTTTTTGAACGGTGGTGATGACGGTGTTGAGAACGCCGAGCAGGTCGGCCAGGACGGGCAAAAGCGCCCCGCCGAGGGTCATGGCAAGGTCGCCGCCCTTGTCTGTCAATTGGTCGAGCGAGTCGCGGAATTGGCGGGCCCGCTCGAGCTCCTCTTGATTGATGACTTTGGCGTCGGAAACACTGGCGAGACTGTCCTCAAGGCGGTTCGAGCCTTGGGCGATCAATTCGCTCATGTCCTGCCAGCCCTTGCCTAGCGTCTTAGCCGCGAGTTCGGCGCGTTTGGCCGGGTCTTCGATTCGTCGGAGCGCTTCGACGGTGTTGAGGAATGTCTTATTGACGTCAACCGCGCCGGCCGACGTGTAGGCAACTTCAGCGCCCAGCTCCTTGAACTCTTTGGAACCGGTCGCGATCGCCTTGTTGAGCTTGTCCATGGCTTTCTGCACCGTGGAAGCTTCGACGCCAATGTCGCCAGCGACCTCGGTCCATCGGGATGCTTCCTCGACGGACAGGCCGGTCGCTTCGGCAAACTTGCCTGCGGCCAAGGCGGTTTCGTTGAACGCCATGACGGATTTGGCGGCAAATGCGGCAAGAGCAGCGCCTCCGGCGGCCGCAAATCCCAGCGTGTTCGCTTTGACGGCGTCAAGGGCGGCGGCGCCTCCGGCCTTGAATTTGCCCATGACACCGTCGGCCTGGGCTACTTGGGTCTTGAAATTGTTAAACGCGCCTTGGGCTGATTTGAGGCCTGCGTCGGAGAACTCGGTGATGATGGGAATGTTGATTGCCATGTCAGCCGGTCCTGTAGGTGTTCTTGAGGTCGCGGTTCATAATGTCCTCGACGCGGTGAATGATGGGCATCATGTTGCGTTGGAGCTCGTCTAGTTGTCCTTCGGCGGTGGCCCACATGAAGCGGGACGGTGCGCCGAGGCGACTGTTGAGGGCCCGTGAGAAGTTGGGCCGCTGGCGGGTTAGTGGTGCTCGAGATTGGGTGCCGCCTGCTCGGCCGGCCATGTCGACGATTGCGGTGGGTGCGTCTTTGGTGGTGACTCGGACGACGTTGGTGACGGTGCGGCCGGGTCGGTCGACGTATTTGCGGGGCTTGCGGGTGTCGAGCTTTACAGCGACTTTTTTGCGGTTGCCCCAGCCGGTTCGGCCGTTGTGATCCATGCCGGAGAGTGGCGCGCCGCCTGGGATCGCCTGGTTGATCGCATCAGCCAAGGGTTGAACGACCGAGCGGATTTCCTTGCGGATTTCCTTGGACAGTTCTTTGTCCAGTTTGTTGAGGTCGCGGAGCGTTTCCTTGAGGCCGACAACTTGGGCTTTCATGGTGCTCCTTTCTCGCCTGATTCGATCAGGAGCCGGACCATCTCGTCAACGATAATGCTAGGGCACTCCATCAGGTCAATCGGGCTGATGCCGGTCCTAATGGCGAGCTGTGCGATCAAGTTGACGTGGTAGTGCGCTGCTCCTTCTGTTCTTTTGGGACCCAGTTGATCTCCTTCACCGTGTCAATGAACTGGGGCCACGCTTTTACGGTGATGTTTGCCGACTTGAGGGCTTCGTAGGCCAGTCGGCAAAACGGCTTGAATTTCACGTCCTCGAGGAATGCCTTTGGTGAGAGGCCGGGGTTAGCGTCCTCCCACCGACAGGCGACTCCGTAGGTGATGGGTACGACGTGTTCGGCGTCGTCCATCATCGTGATTTGTAAATCCATTCCAATCATGTCGGGCTCCTAATTGGGATTGGGTTACGGGTTGACGATGTCGCGGGCCCAGGTGCCGCCCACGAACGATACGTTCACCATCGACAGTTCGCCGACGGTGCCGACAATCGGTGTGAACGTCGACAGGTGGGCGCCGGTGATCGTGTACTCGGGGTTGGTGGCCGACTCGGTCGTGCCGTTGGGCGAGATGACAAGGGTGACGGCGTCGTCGCCGCACACGTCAAACAGCGTGGCCTCGACCTCGCTGGCGCCGTAGCTGTTGAACATTTCGAGAGTCACGTCGACGGACTGGAGACCCTTCGTGTAGGCGCGGCCGGTGGCGCCCATGGCGGTGACCTCGAGCTGGTCGAAACCGACAGTGAGGGTGACGGACCGAACCTGGTCCGACAGGTCGACGGCTCCGATTGCGACGGAGGCGTTCGACAGGACGATGGTGGATGTAGCCAAGGTTTTCTCCTAGGTGGTGTGGGCGCCGTAGCGCGAGGTGAGGTCGTAGGCGGGCAGTTCTTGGGTTCCGATCTGTGCCAACGATGGGGTTCCGGCGACGATCGCGAGCGATCGGCGCTGGATGAGGGTGTCGACCGCCGTGAAAATCCAGTCGAGGGCGTCGAGGTTGCCTGGCGGTGCGCCGAGCACTCGGAGCGTCCAGGTGAGATCAAGCACTTTTGGGGTGACGGCGGTGATGGTCGGAAGCTCAACGAATACGGTCAACGGTCGGGCGTTCCGCGGGTCGGTGACCGGGACGTAGCCAGCCGCGGTGATTTCGGCCGTGAGGGCATTCCTGACGTCGTTGAGAGGGCCGACGGCGGTCATTAGGCCACCTGGCTACGGTTGACGCCCAACAGCTTGTGGATGTCGCCCATGGACATGGCGGGCTGGGTGGTGTCCATCACGTCGAACGATTGGAAGCCGTCGATCGAACCTCGACGCCGATACATCGACGCGGCGAACAGCGTGGTGCCGAGTGTGACGTCACCGCCGGGGCTGGTGGTCAGGCTGTCGCGGTAACCGGCCTCCTGGCGTTTCCGGTAAGCCCAAGCATTAGCGGCGCTCACGCAGGTGGTGATGAACGCGGTGTCGTTCGCCGAAGCGGTTGCGATGCCGAGGAACTCGGTGACGTTGCTTGAGGTGATCCACGTGCAGGTCGGCGTCCAGGTGAGGGTGCCGAATGGGCTGACGGGGCCGCGCGCAACATCGTTTCCAGCGTCAATGAAAAGCAATTGGTTTTCGATAATTTGGTCGTAGTCGTAGATGTAGTCGCCTTCATCGTCGATGTCGACCAGCAGGGCCGTGGGAACGGCCACGACGGTGTAGGTGCCGTCGAAGCCGTTCCCAACGCCTGCAAC